TAGAAAGGATAAGGACTTGGGAATCAGAGACAGTTTTTCCAATTGGCTTTACGGAATAGCAGAAAAGCGAGGATGGGTTGAAGATGTCTATGCACAATCCATCAGATATGGGGGTGTGTTCGTTAATGAACAGAATGTTCTATCGTCAAGTGATGTATATGAGTTGATGCAGGATATAAGCAACCAAATTGCATTAGCTGATATTGTTGTCGAGGATAACAGGGGTAAGGAAATTGATGATGATCCAGTTTTGAAATATTTAAAAAATCCGAATAATTATTTGACACAATTTGAATTCATGAAATTAATGACAAATAGTTACTTGTTGAACGGTGAGGTCTTTCCGATTAGGGATGGTGATCAAATTCATTTAGCATCAAATGTATACGCTGAACTTGATAATCGGTTGGTTGAGCATTTTAAAATAAATGGGATTGAAATTCCGCCATTTATGATTAGACATGTTAAAAATATAGGCACTAGTCATTTAAAAGGTGTCGGTATTTTGGATATAGGAAAAAACACGTTAAGCGGTGTCATGAATGCTGAAAAAGTTTTGACTGAAAAATATAAAAAAGGTGGCCTGCTTGCGTTTATGCTAAAACTTGATGCGCACATTAATCCTTCAAACGCTGCACAGTCGAAATTTATCAAAGCAATCTTAGACCAGCTAGAGGGAATTGATGAATCAAGGACGATAAAGATGATTCCTTTAGGAAAAGGATATGCAATTGATGCTCTCGAGAGTCCGATTGATGACGATAAGATACTGGCCTATTTGAACGTCTATAAAAAGGACCTTGGTAAATTTTTAGGAGTAAATGTTGATACCTACACATCTTTGATAAAAATTGATGTTGAAAAAGGGATGATGTATCTACATAATAAAGCAGTTAAACATATCATGAAAAATTTTAGTGAGCATTTAACGGCCCTTTTTTTTGATAAAAGTTCTGGTAAAACCATCAAATTTAAAATTAATATTCTTGATTTCGTTCCGTACAGCACGAAAACGAACATTGGATATAACATTGTCAGGACGGGGATTACCTCACCTGACAATGTTGCGGAAATGCTTGGATTCCCTAAGCAGAATACCCCAGAGACACAGGCTATCTATATTTCTAATGATTTAACGGAGATTGGCAAGAAAAAAGCAACGGACGATTCATTGAAGGGAGGTGATGACAATAGCAAAGAAAAAGGAAACGAGGGTATTTAACATTACTCAGCTCAGTACAAGGGCCGAGGAAAATGAAAGCTCCTCAATTGAAGGATATGCTGCTGTGTTTAATTCAAAAACAAACATTGGCGGATGGTTTGATGAAACGATTGAACCAGGTGCATTTGCTCGAAGCTTATCGGAAAACTCTGATGTTAGGGCATTGTTTAATCATAATTGGGACAATGTACTTGGTCGAACTAAAAGCGGTACGCTTAGGTTGTTAGAAGACGGCAAAGGACTGAATTTCCATGTTGATTTACCAGATACATCAGTTGCGCGTGATCTTTCGGCAAGCATGGAAAGGGGCGATATCAATCAGTGCTCATTTGGTTTCTATGTGACCGAAGAAACATGGGATTTTTCAGTAGAGCCTGCGCTCAGAACAATCAAAGAAGTTGATCTATATGAAATTTCAGTCGTTTCGATACCAGCTTACGACGATACCGAAGCATCATTGGTACGCAGTAAAGAGCTTGCTCAAAAAGTTGAAGTTCGAAAAACACTACTCAAAAAAATTGGAAACCTATTGGAGGAAAAATAATGAACAAACAATTACTTATCGCATTGCAAAAACGCAATAAACAGCGTTTAACAGACTTACGTGCAAAAATTGAGGACCCTGAAACGCGTGAAGATGAATTGGCAGAAATCAAAGATGAAATCGATACCATCACCGAAGAATTACAAAGTGTTGCAGATTCTCTGTCAGAACTTGATGATGAAGATGAAGATGGTGACGGAACTGCAGATGATGAACCTGAAGATGGTGATGGAACTGCAGATGATGAAAATCGTTCTGCAGATGACGAAAAACGCTCTGCTGTATCTGAACAGCGTTCAGCAGCAATGGCAGCAGTTAGAGATGCTCTAAGCACTCGTGCTGCTGAACCAAAAAAACGCAACCAAGCGGAAATTCGTTCAGCGTTTGCTAAATTTGTAGTAGGCCAGATTTCAGAGTCTGAAGCGCGTGCGTTAGGAATCGAAGCTGGGAATGGATCAGTAACGGTACCTGAAGTAATTGCAAGCGAAATCATCACTTATGCGCAAGAAGAGAACTTATTGCGTAAGTACGGAACGGTTGTGCGTACAGCAGGCGATGTTAAATACCCAGTCCTTGTCAAAAAAGCTGAAGGCAATGTTAACAAAAAAGAGCGCACGACTGAAATTTTAGAAACTTCAATTGAATTTGATGAAATCTTGCTTGATCCAGCTGAATTTGATGCATTAGCAACAGTAACCAAGAAACTTTTGGCGATGTCGGGTGCACCTATTGAAAGCATTGTCGTTGAAGAGCTTAAAAAGGCTTATGTACGAAAAGAGACCAACTACATGTTCAATGGAGATGATGTTGATAATTTAAATCCAGGTGCACTATCTAAAAAAGCAGTAGCATTCAATCCTACAGTTGCAGTTGATCTTAAAGCTGCGGATGCTGGACAAAAGGTATATGACGCCTTAATTGAAATGAAAAATACACCAGTTACGGAAGTCATGAAAAAAGGTCGCTGGATCGTGAATCGTGCGGCTTTAACGATGGTTGAAAAAATGAAAACATCTGATGGTTTCCCATTACTTCGTCCTATGACGCAAGCTGAGGGTGGTATCGGAAATACGCTCGTGGGCTATCCGATGGAATTTACTGATGCAGCAGATAAGAAAGGTACGCCAGATGTACCCGTTTTATATTTTGGAGATTATAGCAGCTTTCATATTCAGGATGTTATTGGCGCTATGCAAATCCAAAAATTGGTGGAAAAATTCTCTGGTACCAACCGAATCGGTTTCCAAATCTATAATTTACTTGATGGACAATTGATTTACTCACCTTTTGAGCCAACAGTTTACAAATATGAGATGCCTATTGGAGAATAATATGGCTGAAGAAATGAGTTTGGAAGATAAACTCAAGAAACATATCCACTTTGAAGAGGGCATGGATAATTCTATGCTATCTTTTTATATCGAAAATGCGAAAAAGTATGTGAAAAAATCAACCGGAAAACAAGCAGAATATCTTGTCATTATGGTTGCTGGAATCATGTATGAATATCGTGTGGCTGAAAAGGAGCTGTCAGAAGCGTTAGATGCTATGACACCTTTTTTTGTTCAGGAGGCATTTTTAGATGAAGAAGCAGACTAATAATTTGCGATGGCAAGCTGAATTGATGGTAATTTCATCATCACTTGATGAACAGGACCGTCCGATTATCAGTCGAATAAAGAAAAGAGATGTTTTTTATCAGGATATCGGTATCACTGCGCAAGAAAAATATTTATCATTGCAAGCAAAAACTGATGTTGTGCGTCGCATTAAAATCAGATGGGATAATACGATAACTGAAAAAAATAACGGTGTGAGAATAGCTGAAATTGACTACAATATCACTAGGATTTTCACCAACTCTGACACAAGAGAAATGGAGCTGAGTCTTTCGTATGTCAATTAATATCGAACAACTGAGAAGACTGCTCAAGGCGGTCAATACCAGAACGTTTAGAGGGAAAGCGCCACCAGGCATTCCTTACCCTTATATTGTTTATTCCAATATCTCTGTGGGTAAGAAAGTTGCCTCCGGGAAGACGATCAAACTCATGCCATTGTATCAAGTATCTTTATTCACAACAGGTACAGAGATTGACTTGTTGCCATTAGAAAGTGCATTATCAAATGTTCCTCACACGGACTTCATGTCCATACAAGGCGACGAAAATGACGATACTGTCACTAACTTTTTTACTCAAATAAGACTGATTGAGGACTTAGAAAATGTCAAGTAATAACAACGGATTCCAAGAAATGCTAGATTACACTACAAGACTTGCTCAAGTTAATATTGACAAAGTGTCAATTGAGTCTTTAGAGAATGCGGCATCTTTTTTTGTTGAGAAACTACTCCCGAACATTCCTAAATCGCTGATGAACAAAAAGCACATGAAGGATCACGTCAAAATAGAAATAGGAGATGATAGAGTCACCATTTATTTTGAAGATACATCTTTCTATTGGCGATTTATAGAAAACGGAACTTCAAAAATACAGGCTGAACATTTTGTTGAGGGAACTTGGCAACAACACAAAGAAACTATTCAAGACATTATGTCGAATGAATTATTAAAAGAAATGAAAGGATAAAAATGGCAAATACAGACGTTTTTTATTTCGAAGGACTAGATGATGTCCTTTTTGCACCCATGACTAAAAAGGAGACTGTATCTACTCCGCCTGAGTATGATGAGATTGTGAGATTGCCTATTGCAACCAAGCTCAAAATCAAAGGTAATGGATCAGAATTGGAGAAATGGGCATCAAGTAAAATGTTTAGGCGTGTAGCTCGAGAAACAAAACATGAAATTGGTTTGGAACATGTGGGAATACCAATTGAAGTGATGGATGAATTAAAAGGCATTGTTGCTGCAAGTGGTGTTACATTTGGAAAAAACAATGCGCGTGAGTTGCCTTACTTTGCATTTGGGTTTATCGGTAATGTCGAAGGTGGTGGCAAAAAGGCCGTATGGTATCCTAAGACGCAATTGTCTATTGTGATCGATGAAGAGTACGCTACAGCGGAAGATGAAACGAAAATTGACGATGTAACTGCTAATCTAGTAGCAACCGGGTTAATTAATAATGGAGTGATTCACTCCAGTTTCGATTCTAATCGTGACAGCGCAACAGGTGTATCGTACGAAAAATTTATTTCAGCACCTATTTATGATGAAACGCAATGGGCAGAGATTGTGGCAGCTCAATCAGGTGGATCAGGAGGTGGCGAATAATGGCAAGATTAGCCGATTATGGTATTGAACTTGATAGACTTTCAAATAGATCAACGGTTAATATCGATGGTCATGATTTCCCTGTGGTATTATCCCACGAAGCTATCGAGTATATCGGGGTCGTATATGGAGATGATTACCAGCAATTTGAAAAGGATTTAAATAGTTTTCTGCAACGTTCAAGAGGTAAACTTACTGTCTCTAAAATCAAATCTAATGATTGGAAAATCATCAAGGCATTGGTTTATGGTATGTTGGCTGCGGGCGGCCTTGAAGATTCGCCAAGTGACGTCTTTGCGTGGCTAGGATTACGTAATGAAACAGTTCAAGTGTTTTCAAAATGCATGGAAATTTTCTCAAAAAATACTTTTCAGGTGGAAGATGTAAAAAAATCGAGGAAGCCACAAGGTCATCAAAAAGCGAAAAGAAAAAACAACAATCAAAATCCCAAGAAATAGGAATTCCTTGGGATTTTTATTTGTATGTTGCGATAACTTTGCTTGGGTGGGATATTAATTTCTTTTTAAAATCAACGCCCAACTTGTGGCTTAAGAGCTATATTCAATGGCTAGAATCGAATACAGATTTCGAAGCAGCAGAATCAATCACGCTTGATAAATCGCCATTTTGGTAGAAAGGAGTATAAATGGGAAAAACAAAAGAATCTGATGTTGTACTTAATTTTAAAATGGATGGTCAAATCCAGTATGCTCAAACTATCAAAGAAATTAATCAAGTAATGAATACTGCTGCTTTAGAGTATAAAAACCACGTATCAGCAATGGGGAATGATGCAACAGCAACTGAAAAGCTGACAGCCTCTAAGAAAAAACTTGAAATACAACTTGAAGGTGCCGAGAAGCGGACGCAAATGTTGCGTGATGAGTACGAAAAATCAGTCAAAGAGACAGGTGCATATTCCGAACAGTCAAATAAGCTCTACAAACAGCTTGTTAATTCCGAAACTGGCGAAAATAAGTTAAAAAATGCTTTGGATCAGACAAATGACGCATTGAAGGAACAAGGAAATGTGTCAATTGATACTGCTAAAAAACTTGAAAAAATTGAAGAGGCTGGAGGCAAAGTAAAAGGTGTTGGTCAGAAACTTTCTGTAGGAATATCTGCTCCTATTATGGCTGCAGGCGCTGCAGGATTGGCAGCGTTTAATGATATTGATGAACAACTAGATGGTATTATATCAAAAACAGGAGCAACTGGAGATGAAGCTGATAGCTTAGCGGAATCATTTGAAAATGTTGGGAGTAATACGCATTTAGGGCTAGATGTTGTAGGCGATGCGATTGGGTCTGTTAGACAGCAATTAGGACTTTTAGGACCAGAGCTAGAGCAAAATGCCGACTATGCCATGAAATTTGCTGAAATTAATGATTCGGATGTCTCTACAAGTGTTGAAAATGCGAAGCAAGCATTAGATGCTTATAATTTGAGCAACAAAGATTTTCAATCAGTACTTGATGCAACTACATTAGCATCACAAAAAACAGGCGTGTCAGTTGATGATTTATTTAAAAAGTCTGTAGAAGGCGCTCCTCAAATCAAAGCACTTGGACTATCATATTCAGAGGGAGCAATGTTACTTGGTCAGCTTGAAAAAGCTGGTGTAGATTCATCTGCAACACTTGGTAGTTTATCAAAAGCAAGTGTGGCATATGCTAAGCAAGGAAAAAGTCTATCTGATGGATTGAACGAAACGCAAAAATCAATTTTAGGCGCAAAAGATCAGACTGAGGCGCTAACGATTGCGAGCGAAGTATTTGGGACAAAAGGGGCTGTGAGGATGGTTGAGGCAATCCAACGTGGCACACTTGATCTGAACGATCTGGCGGAGGCATCCAAAAATAGTGCTGGAGTAGTAGGAACAACATTTGATGAGACACTCGATCCAATTGATAAAGCTAATCAAGCAATGAATCAGGCGAAATTTGCACTTGCTGATATTGGAGAACAAGTTCAAATTGCACTATTACCAACATTTGAAGCAGCAATTTCACTTCTGACAAGATTTAAAGACTGGTTTTCATCTCTATCTCCAGAAACAC